CTTCTTCAGCTTTCTTAGCAGCTGCTTCGGCTGCTTCTGCTTCTGCTGCTTTTTTTTTATCGTTTTTTATTGTATTTCCAACAGTTTCTAGAGTATCAGTACCTTTAAGTATTTTATCTACCCAATAATCTACATCATCATCGGTGTAAGGCCACTGGTGATGAGAATAGATCAATTTGACGTTTTGCACCGTGTCTTGACGCTTTTTTTCTTCTGCGGCTGCTGCGGCTGCTGCTGCTTCTGCTGCTCGTTGATCTTCTAATTTCTTAAAGTAATCTTTAGATTCCTTACTACCTTCCAATGCGTCACTAAGATTCTTTAAAGTTTGATTCCCTAGATAAATCTCATTAACCCACCACTCACTATCCCTATTTCTACCAACGAACTGTTGATAAACAGCATCTACTTGTGCTTGTAATGCTGGTTTTGCTTCTTCAAAAGCTTTAATCCAATCTTGCTCTGCTTTGTATGCTTTCCCTTTGTCTGAAGCTTTCAGTGTATTTATAAGATCTTGTTCAGTAGTAGCCCCTGACGCTATCTGATTTGCCCACCACACTGCATGGTCATGAGGAACGGACTGATTACTGTCCCAACCTTCGTATTGAACGTATAACCTCTTTACTGCAAGGATCTGTCCTCGTGTAGCAGTCATACCTCAAGCCCCTTGTGTAAAGTCTAGTTTTACATCAAAACCTCTTGTAGCAACAGTTTCTTCAACACCTTCTGCCTGTTTAGCAGGTAAATACCCCGGACGTTTAAGTGTTATCTTGTTAGTCTTCGCTTCAAATATTGGAGGTGTTGTGATTGTTGCTGGTTCGTCTACTAATTTATCACGATATTCCTTTTCTTTATTGTAATTAGGATTAAAGTAAGCCTTACCTTTATCAACATGACCTTTAGCATCAGGGTGGTTAGCTATAGTCTGTTCAAATTTATCATACGACCATTTGTGAGTAGCAATTTGATTCTGCCAATGATCTATTTCCTCTTGCGTTATACCACCTTTCTCAGGGTCAGCACTGTTGTAATCTCTTCCTAAATATCTTTGATAGATTTGTCTGATGTCATTATCAGTTACAATCCTAGCACCTTCTGGGGTGTACTGTGCTTCTGGGACATCACCTTGAATGACATTTAAAAACTGTGGTGAACCGGGTTCTTTTAATCGATTGTAATGACCTGCTGATCTAGCTTCACTTAATTTAATATCTAAACTTCTATTATCTTGTGGATTCATGTAGGTAGTGATATTAGTTTCAGGATCGAAGTGTCTTGATGGATTATGTTTTGCAAAGTCTTCCAGTGCTTCAAGCTCTTGATCAGAATAAGGCCATGCGTTATTCTTAACCCATGCCTCATCAAAATCATAACCGGGTTGGTCTAGTATAGCTTTAGCTGCTCTAAGTTGTCTAGGAGTTGTAAAGTCCAACTGATAATCTGTAAACCCATACTCAGCACCAAGTTTATTGACAGTAGATCTGTAAGCTAGGTTGCTATTGTAATGTGCATAATCAATGTCATTTGATAATAAAGCTGTATACATCTGCTCCCAATTCAGGTCCTCAATATTCTCAATTTTTCTCTCAAACTGTAACCCCCAGTCATCTTGTATACTTCCAGCTGCGTAGTCAGTATCGTATCTCTTTAAGATTTCAAAACGTTCTTGTTCGCTAAGCTGCTCCCAAGTTGTTTGCTCCCAGCTATCCTGACCTACATTAAACAATTCACTTAACAAGGTTTTGTCTGGTAAATCACCTCGTAGAGTTAGTGCAGCTCTTAGACTAGATTCGGTAGTAAATGGTTCATATGTTCTAGTTCCATCTAAACTACTGTAATACATATCATCAAACTCTTCTGGAGGTATCCAGTTACCTTGTTCATCATAACTCATCTGTCCTTACCTCTTCCATTCTATGGACAATCCACTCAACCACAGAGCGTTGTCCAGATCTGTACATAATT